CGCATCATAACGCTGGTTCCCTGCTATGATGACAAGTTCTCCCGTCCGATCAGACAGGATGATTGGTCGAGCTTCAAAATAGTCTGGATTCTTCTGTATGGATTCCTTTAACTTCTGGAGTTGTTCTTCCGATATAGTTCTCGGGTTGTTCTCCAGCTTCTTCAATGTTTCTGTACTTCTGTAAATTACTTCCATAACTGTTATTATTTGCGTTACAGAAACAAATTTACCCGATAACCGCCACAAAGCAGTTACCGGGTATTCACAAAGCACTGACACGATTTGTCAGTAAGTTATCAACAATCAAGTTCAAAGTCAATACATCTACTAGTATATTTCGTTCTTTTCATTTAACTTTGAAAAAAATTATACTAAAATCATGAAACTTATACCAATAGAAAACGAACTTACAGCTTTCAAAAAGCATCTTGACATTAACGAACGCACTATTTTTTCTGCCAAATTTGGAGACGGGAAAACATACTTTTTAAATGAGTTCAAAAAGAAATACGGTGATGAAAACAAGGAAAAAGTCGATAAAAAAGAGAAGTATTACTTTATAACTCTATACCCTGTTAATTATTCAGTTGCAGATAATCAAGATATTTTTGAATACATAAAGCGAGATATACTTCTTCAATTGGCAAATGATGAAAAACTAAATCCTGTCGATTTTGACGCCATTGCAACATCAATATTTACATGGGAAAACCTTAAAGAAGTAATATATTTTTTAATTTCTTGTTTGCCTGAAGGAAAGATTCTGAACAAAATTCTTGAAAAGGGAGAAATATTTCTCAATAAATATAAAGAAAAACAAACAACATTCTCAAAATACGAATCTTTGTTTAAATCACAAAAAGGAGGGCTATACGAACATGACGGATACACGAGACTTATTATAGAGGCTTTAAAATATATTAAATCTTCTGATTATAAAACAGTCCTAATCATAGAAGACCTAGACCGTATCGACCCTGCCCACCTATTCCGTATTCTAAATGTACTTGGAGCACATATTGATGAACACTTATATCAAGAATCAGAAAACTCAAATAAATTTGGCTTTAACAATATAGTCACAGTTTTTGACTACAATACGACTGAAAACATTTTTCACCATTTTTACGGAAAAGATGCTAACTATAAAGGCTACATCAATAAATTTACATCTCATCAGCCATTCTATTATTCGATAGATGAAATAGCACGTGAATATTTATATAAAGTTATATCAAAAAAATGCTGCATTCCCAAAGAATCTATCAGACATCTTCCAACACAAATAAATAAAAAATTGGATTCATTATCAGTAAGGGATGTACACACAATCTTAAACGGAATTGATTTATATATTCAAGAAGATATATACAAATCAAACTATAAGGAATTTTATACAAAATCTCCTTTAACCTATACTATTGCCATATTCAAATTATTAGGTTACTCAAATACAGAAATTAAAACATATATTTTAAATTTATCAGCATTGGATCTATTAAACTGTATAAATGTATTTTTATATATTCATCCGTTTATTTCTTCAAATAATAACTTTACATTCCATGAAACATCATATATTATAATAACGTCTTCTCCTAGCTGCATTTTCAATAAAATTAAAATAGAATCAGGACATGGTTATAGTGATTACCCTGAAACATTAACAGAAGATAAAATAAATAAATGCTTAGACAAAGCATTTGATTATATCATAAAATAAATGAAATTCAACAGTGTAGACTCAAAATTAATTAAATGATTTCTTATCCAAACAGCAATAAGGAATCAGTATACTCTCTAAATAATCAGTAGGAGGAGAAACTATCTCCTCTACTGACTATATTCCCAAAAACTAAGTTTCCCTTTCACATTCAAAATCGGCTTATCAAACAGAACCGCATCCTCCAGCACCCAGTTCCAGCAACCTTTCTCAGCCCAGACTGAAGGATGGTTCTGTACGCAGTCGGCTATAACCACGCTGCCGATGATAGCACCAAACTCCCATTTCCCCGAAGTACTTTTCTCAGAAATTAATGGAAAAGCCTGTTTCATCTGTTCATCAGTTAGGTTTATTTCAAACTTCTTACCATAACAGCCACTTGCATGAATCAGCACTCTTTGGCCAATATACTTCTGAGGACACTTCCAAGTCCGGTTTTCAATGTCTTTGATACCGTGAGCGATAAGACTCGCCCACGGTTGTTTAATGGATATTGCTTTCATTGATTTTTCGTTTTCTTTAGTTCTTCTATAAGTTTATTAGCTGAATAAATAGCAATTTTTATTGGAAAATCTTTATTTGTAGAAGTATTGCAAAATGCAGGATTGCTTAGTACTCCTTGCATGGCTGCCTTTGCGATTTCATATCTGCGCTGTTCCCAATCTATATTATCCCAATCGATAATAGTAAGATATATAGCAGGAACATAAGACATTACACCATCTAATTCACAAAGATAACACATACCGTATGGTGCATTAAGAACACCATCTGCATCTGCTTCCATGCCTTTGATAATGGTTACTTCTGTACCTTCTTCTATTTCAGTTTTATTAAAATCCCATGATACTTTTAGTTTTGCTTTCATTTCTTGTCTTTTTTATGATATTCAACAATCGTCTTATTCAATGCTTCCATAAGGCTAAATGCCAGCATTGCCGGCATTTCGTTTGTATTCATCTTCTTGATATACACCTGACCATCCCGATATTCAAGAATGGTGTCAAGCTCTATTATTACACTTTCTTCTTTCTTATCCATTATCATTCCTCTACATTAGGTATTAAATCTTCAATGTATGCAAACTGTAGGAGTTTGTCATAGTGGCACATTTCTCTCCATTCATAACCGCAAAAAACATCTACACGATACTTTATTTTTAAATCTCCAGTAACGTATTTTACAAGAGCTTCTTTACCGGAGATTGGTGTTTCGCTTGCATCATGCCAGATTGAGTTTATTCGCCAGTCTGCACCATCAAAAAAACCGTCATTATATATTGCTTCTTCTCCTTCATCTTTGTATAGACATAAATTTTCGTAATGCCACTTCTCTGCATTTTCAATATCTTCTCTTTTCATAGTCTTTCTTTTAGGTATTCTTTATTCAGGTGATTATTATGTATAAGCCATTCAATCATGCAAATAACGGCATCGAAGGATTTGTGTCTCATTTCCTGATGTTTTACATCGTATCCAAGTTCCTCATAAGAAATGAACCAATATTGCCCGTCGCTATGCATATCAAAATCGGCATTTGGCCTGTGTCTCTGTTTTATTGACTTTGGGATAAGCTCCAGAAGCCGGTCCAAGCTCCATGCAGGAGTAATGTCGCGATTCATGCGCACAGAGAACCAGTGTTCAGGATCAATACCTTCACATATAGTATGAAGATGATATTCTCCATATTCAGGTGTTTTACTCTTTTCAAGGTACATGTCGGCTGTACATGGTTTTAACCCCAAATTTAACAACTTCCATGACTGGTTTATGTTTGTTGCTATCTGTGATTTAAAATTCATTATTCATTTCTCCTTTCCACCTATCCCAGAAGCCACCACATGACTGCCAGAAACAGGTAATACAATTTCGTTTTCATTGATTATTTC